CCCACCCATATTGTCAATACAAAAATACTTAAAGTTGCGCTTATTCCCAGCATGAAGCTAGTCAATCAGAGGCGTAAGTATTCTATTAAGCATATAGTAGATACTGTTATATATTTGTCAATTAGTTTAAAATAATACTTGACATTTAAAGTATTATTTAATAATGTCATCTTATAAATGGCAATGTGGCGGAATAGGTAGACGCTAAATAGGCTAAGTTTAAGCAGTCGGGTAAGTTTAAATTATATGAACCTTGGATAACATATAAAAGTGGTTTAATCGATGTCGAAGCTAAGACATGCAGGGTGCAAATCCTTGCCATTGCCAAATTAAATAAAAGGAGCTAGGTATGAAAGCTATGTTAGTAATAATAATTTTAATATCGGGTTTTGTATTCTTGTTTATTGCGGGTATTTTCTCGCTAATGATAGCAGGGAGTAGAGCAGACAGGCACGAAGAAGAACTATTAAGAAAAATGAAGGGGATTAAGAATGAAAAAGTGGATAATTAAGAAAGTAAATCAATTCATATTTGACTGTGGTTACTCTAAAGGAATAAGAGACGGTAAACAAAAGATAATTGATGTAGAAGAGCACAACGAAACTAAGATTTATAACGTAAAAATGTCTCATGAATTAGAAAACTTCGCAAGAGATAAAGAAGAAAAAAGGCTAAATGATATAATAAAAGCAATGAAAACAAACGTTCAGGAAGCTGAAAAGATAAGACTGGCTTGTAAAAAAGAACGTAGAGAATCAGAGATATTCAATAGACGATTAGAGCATACTGTCAAGAATCTTCAAAATAGGTTTGCAGCACCTTTATCTGAGATGTTACATATGATAGATGATGATGCAGCAGTAAAAAGACAGAATAAAATAATTGAGTTATAATAAATAAAAAAAGAGGTGATGAGAAATGAATCTAAAACAAAAAATCAAGGAATATAAGAAAAGGATAAAAGAATTTCCTAGAGTAGAAACATTGGAGCTTAACAGTATTGGTCACAAAGTTATCATACAAATAGATTTAGAAACAAAGACCATTAGAATAAAGAAAACAGGTAACCTATACGCAGAAGATTATATAGAGATTCCTTTAAGCAAGTTTAATGATATATTATGGTTTTTAAAAGAGGTAAACGGAGAATAAAATAATTGAGTTATAAAAAAGAAACCCCCCGGAGTGTGAGGGGCTGACTTAAAGTGTAACTATGTAAAAATTATAAATCGTAAAGAGTAGGTCAACTAATACATAGATAGTATTATTTGTCAAGTGGAAAAACAAAAAAGAGGTGAAGAGAATGGTTGAAAATATTAAATATGATAAAAAAGGGGATAGTATGACCTTTGAAGCAACCGGGTATTCTTGGGAGATAGATGAAGACGGCGACTTGTCAGGTTCATCAGACGGCTATGAAGATGCCTATATTTCAATAGAAGATCTAAAAACAATTATAAAAGAATGGGATAATAGAAAATGAAGATAATTAAAGTAAACTTTAAAGACAAAGAATTTCCAGACTACCCTACAACATCAATCCATTATTCAGGTGGTAGATCTAAAGACATAGTTAAAATATTGAGATCATTGCCAGAAAATTGCATAGTAAACAGCATAACAATAAAGGACGAGGAGTAAAGAGATGGAAAATACTAATAATTTAATAAAAGATAAAGTAATGATTGATTTAGACCGTTATGAGGTTCTAATTAAAACGCAAGAGCTGTTCCAGAATAGGGGCGATTACTATGGGTATTTTACTAAATACATTTACATGCGTGTTCTAGGGACATGGGAAGAAAGGGAAGAATGTGTTTATTATCCAGAAAAAGTAGAAAAAGAAATTTTAGAAAACGCTATTATCGAAAAGTTAAAAGAAAAGGGAGAAAGATATAAGGAGGACTATTATAAATTGACAGACCAATATAATAATTTATGTGAAAAATGTGCCAAGCTAGAAGAACAACTAATTAAAAAGAAATGGTGGAAAAGATGACTAAAAAACAATTGATTAAAAACCTGCAAGAATTACATGGTAAAGTAGATGAAGAAATAGCCCACGGAACAGCTGATGATCTACTATTAGAATACATTAACGATAAAGAAGTAAAAAAAGCATTTAACCTAATAGATAAATGGTATGCATAGGAGAGATAAATGACAGAACAAGAGTACATTGATGTAGGAAATTTAAAATCATTAAGAGCTATTATAGAAATAATGAGCGGTATATGTCCAGATACTCAACCAGTAATAGATAATAGAGAATTTGCTAGGATAGCACACATTATCTATGATTGGACACTTAAATTAAGTGACAATATAACGATTAGTGAGGAGGTAGTAAATGACTAAATCAGATTTTCTTATTGAAAAAGACAAACTAATAAAAGAGCTACAATTAAAAGTAACAGAGTTCACAACATATGCACTACAGGCGAACGGCATATCATCAGGAGAGTACAAGAGACTAGTATTAAAGCCACAAAGTATGCGCATGGAAACACTCTATGGTATTCAAGAAAAATTAAATAAAATACCAAAACGAGTTATTACTTGACATAACTAAACTAGTCTTTATTATATGGTTATAAAATAAAGTAAGGAGTGACTTATGCCAGACAACAAAAAGTATTATTATCTAAAATTAAAAGATAATTTCTTTGACTCAGAGGAGTTAATAATATTACAGAATATGCAAGACGGTTATTTATATAGCATATTGTACTTAAAATTATTATGTATGGGTGATTATTATAAAAGAGGTTATAGATCTATTTGGATTAAATGGCTTATACCGTATAGTGAGTACATATCTGCAACCTTGCGCATAAATAAAGAAGTGGCAAATGGATTTTTAAATAACGATGTGATTAGTGGGTTGATAAAATATAACGGTAGTGAGCTGATTATTAGGGACTTGAATGTTGATTTAGAACGTAATAGAAGCTCAAAAGAATATAAAGAATGGCGGAATAGAGTTTTTGAAAGAGATGATTATAAGTGTCAAAAGTGTGGTACAAGGGGTGTTGTGCTCAATGCTCATCACACGAGGGAATGGGCATTGTACCCTCATTTAAGATATGATCTAAATAATGGGGTTACATTATGTATAGACTGTCACAAGAAATGTCATAAGAAAAGAGGCCGTAAATGAGTAAAATAACTATAGAAAAGAAGACAGAGAATTTCACTATATTAGATAATACAGGGCTAAGAGATAATAGATTATCATGGAAAGCAAAAGGTCTATTGGCATATTTATTACATTTGCCGGATGATTGGCAAGTATATATTGCAGATTTAAAGAATAGATCGAAAGATGGAAGAGACGCCACTACCTCGGCTATAAATGAGCTGATAGAAAATAATTATATATCTAGAGAACAGAAGAAAGAAAAGGGTCAATTTAGTGGATATGAATATTTTGTTTATGAAAGCCCAGAGCTTAATAACCGAAGCGGATCAACCGTTACGGAAAACCCGAAAACGGTAAAACAGATAACGGAAAACCCGACACTACTAAGTACTAATAATACTAAATTACTAAATAAACCAAATACTAATAAAATAATAGAGAAAGATATAAACGTTTTTAATCATCTCTGGGATCTATATGAAAAGAAAGTAGACAGAGACAAGGCATATAAAGCATTTAAGAAAGTAAGTAAAAAAGATATTGACTTAATGTTAATCCACATACCTAATTATGTTAAATCAACACCAGACAAGACTTATAGAAAGATGTTCTCAACTTACATAAATGGTAAATGTTGGAATGATGAGATTATAGAGAAAAAAGAGAAACTTGATTTTTATGCTAATGAACAAGAAAAAGCAAAAGAGCTTCTTAAAAAAATTAAATGGTAAAGAGGGTAAATAATGGAGTTAAAGAAATTTGTTGATAATCTGACTTTACGATATCCAACTGGAGCTAGTGAGATCAAAATTGAAGATGTCAAAGAGTATATAGAGAGAACAAAAGTTACTGACTTGCAACTAGAAACTATTGAAATACTAATGAAAGATAACTACAGTAAAACATCATTTCCTTTTGTTAAAGACATTAAGGATATATATGAACGTGGTTACTCTATAGTCGGCGGCAATAAACATAAAGTAGATAGTTATGAAAGCAAAGAAGCAACAGACGATATATACTACCATGACAAATTTGTAAAGCATGTCACCATGACCCAGAACCTAGACCTTAAAAACATCATTGCAAAGTATCAGAGAATAGAAGTTAAACAAATGAACAGCCATAATCTTTCTACTTACGACGCTTATTTTCTGTTTGCTTTTTCTGACCTTATATTAAACTATAGGGAACGACTAAGAAAAAAAGACGTTGGTAATGAGGACAAAACATTCAGAGAGCTAGAGAATTTAAAAATGGGTGTGCCGGTAGATTTAGAACCTATCTTATCTAGTAAAGATGATAAAAACTTTATACTAAATGGATTTAATAAGTATAGAGAGGGTAGAAAGCAATGAATATAATGGTGTTTGTGATATTAGTGATTTTGGTGATGTTCCAGATGTTGGCATGGGCTGATTTATCTGTTGACTTTGATAGGCATATAGAAACAAGAAAAGATCTTTTTAAATTTATACCAGGATTTTATTTGATATATTGTGTATACAGTTATATAAAATATATGTATGATAATATAAAAGATTTATAATAAGTATAGGAGTAATAGATGAAAAAGATAATTAAAGCATTTTTCCACAACTCAGACGGGGATTTTGTCGCCCCGTATGCCTGGATAACAGTACTAATGATATTAGTAGTAATAGCAGGAGTGATTAAAATCTTTGATCTCAGGCAGATATCAGATACTTTTGTACTGGGCTTATATGGGCTAGTAGCTAGTTGGCTAGTAATATATAATCAATATAAAGGTAAATAATGTTCCCAGAAAAAGGACAAATATTTTTAGACGGGATTGATATACTTGACTTAGAACGGCAAAATGGCAACGGAAGAAAAAAGACAGTAACTGTGGCATTAAAGAACGGGAATGAAATAAATCTTGACTTTACCGATATTAAAGAGTTTAAAATGAATGGAGAGATAATTATAAAAAATGGAGTCTTAAAAGACGACAGTATATTTAAGGAGTAAACAATGAACGAAAATCAAGTTGAAATGTATATGAATCTTGGACTATCAAGAGAGCGAGCAATTGAGATGGTCGAGAAGATAACAGAAAAGGAAGCATCAAACAAGGAATGTGAGGTTAATGAATGAAAGTATATTTCTCTGGCTTTTTAACTGGGTTAATACTAGCCATACTATCACTATTTATTTATCAACAATTAACTAAGAACGAAAATCCAGAAGTTCAAGTTATCACTACAAAGATATCGGGGGAACGTATAATTGTAAGTGATGTAAAGTACAAGAAAAACAAACTAGAATTTAAGACAGAAGCAAAAGGGAAGGGAGTTAGTAAAGTTGAAATCAAAATCCCTTATAGAAAACACAGCCTGCAAGGTGTTTTCCTTTATGATAACAAGCCTAAACTAATGATGAATTATTTACACAGCATTAACAGCAATGTGGCACTTGGTGGCGGTGTGATAATAAGCAAGGACAGTTTTGAAGGCGTTGCAATTTTAGCACAATTAAGATTATAGGAGTAAAGAGAATGAGAGAAAATAAAGTAATTGATCGGAATTATGGGAGCATACCACATTTATCAATATCTAAATTATCACAGCAAGCAGATAAAAAAATACAAATAGGTCAAGAAATAATACTCACTAAAAAAGCGAGAGACTGGAAGGATACTATTATAGTTACTGAAAAGCTAGATGGGTCTAATGTGGGGGTAATTAAAAATGATGGGGTTTTAAGAGCTATAACTAGAAAAGGGTATGATGCCAAGACAAGCCCATATTCTCAACACCATTATTTTGATAAATGGGTGCAAAACAATCTTGAAAAATTTGAGTGGCTACCAGAAGGGTATCGGGTTTGCGGTGAATGGATGCTTTTAACTCATGGTACTAAATATGATATTACTTACGGTAGCCCTTTTGTAGCTTTTGACTTGATAAGTGACAAAAATGAAAGATTTAGCTATGTAGAAATGTTGAAAATTTTATCATTTTATCATATCCAAACAGTGACGCTGGTTCACATAGGGCAACCAATTTCAATAAAAAATTCCCTAAGTCTGTTAGGGCAATTAGTATTTACTGTGGCAGGTGAGAAGCCAGAGGGCGTTGTCTATAGATGTGAGAGAGAAGGGAGAGTGGATTTTTTGGCTAAATATGTGAGAGCAGATAAAATTGATGGTGAATATTTGGGAGCAAAAGAAGTATGGAACAAGGGAACTGAAAAATACATGATTAGGTAAAAGAGCTTGACAAATTGATGTCGCCTTTTATTATTAAGAAAATAATTAGAGGTGAAAAAAATGGCTATAAGTTATAGTACAACAGCAGCCCAAATAATACTCAATTCGATGGATACGAGAATAGACGGGGGAACGTTAATTCTGCAAACTAGTGGCGATGTAGAAGTAGCAACTATTACAATTGCAGCAACAAACGCTTTTGCAAGTGTGACTGGTAGCGTTGGAACATTTGCAACAATGACAGCAGACGCAGACGCAACAGGGGGTTTAGCCGAAAAGTTCGAGATACAACAATCAGATACAACAGTTGAATGTACAGGGACAGTAAGCACTATATTGGCTGGTACTGGAGATATTCAAATCACAGACAATACAATAGCAGTAGGCGCATCACTAGATATGTCTAGTGGCTCACCTATAACTTTTACAATTCCATAGAGGTAATTAAATGGCAACAACCGATACAATAAGGTTTCAACAAGATGAAGTCGACGCAAAATTAAGAAATATAGATAGAGATTTAGCGAATGCCACACAAGTTTTTAGAGATATAAAGACAAAAGTTGACGCTTTTCAAACTGATTACGCTACATATAGAACAACTGTTAATAACTATAATTCTGCTAGTACAACAGAAGCAGATGCAAAAGAAATACTAGGACAGCAAGAAAGTAAAGTTGGAACTATAAAAGCAAAATTAGACGGGACAGTGATTTATCTAAACGAAACAGCCGGGTTTTAAATGGCAATATTTGCAGTAGATACGGACGGGGTCAGCGGTAGTTATTCAAGTTTAAATGCGGCGTTGGCTGCTCTCCCTGCTACATTCACAGCAGACAACACTATCACCCTTGCTGCTAGTACATCAGTGAAGGACACGACAAGTTGTGCCGCAACTGTAATAGATACCACGTCCAGTTATACGCTTACTATAACACCTTCTGACGACAACTACATATACAGCCCTGCGGACACCGCAGAATTAAGTTTTATTCATTCTTTCGGTATGACTTACAATATTACAATAGACGGCGTCCAGTTTGAAAAACCGTCAATGTCGGCAAACTACCAACCTATATTAAGTTTCGATGCTATTCGAGACGGCGTTATAATTGTTAAAAATAGTAGTTTTATAAGCCAGCAAACAGGAACAGCAAGAGAACGACTTATAGAAACCACGTTAAATGTTTCTTATAATGCGACCTTAACAATAGTAAACAACTATCTAAGGACAAAAGGAACAAGCACAAGCACGGCCGTATCATGTATAAATCATGGCTCGGATAGACCCACATATGTTTATAATAATACTTTCGTAGGGCGTAGAGCTAATTTAACAAATGCTTCTAATGCTCTTTATATAAACAATATAATTGACACTGTTGCTGCTGGTGGCACTGTTTCGGGATCATCCGACTACAATATGTTTTCAGGGGCTTTTGACTTTTCGGGGACGAATGATGAGCAAAGTCAATCTTTTACTTTTACTGATTTATCAAGTGATGATGTTCATTTAGAAAGTGGGGATACTGGCGCAAGGGGAAAAGCAACAGATCTATCTAGTGACGCCAATTTTGCTTTCGATTACGATCAAGACAATGTAACTCGGTCGGCATGGGATGCAGGAGCATTCGAGTTTGTTTCTGGTGGTGTCGAATTAACTGGAAACTTAGAGCCAATATTTTCGAGCGGTGGTCAGATAACTCAATCGCAAGTTATACAAGGTAATCTTGAACCAATATTTACAAGTGCAGGACAGATAGACCAATCACAGACTTTAGTTGGAAATCTAGAACCCGTGTTTTTATCAGCAGGGCAGATAGAACAAAGCCAAGAAATACAAGGAAACTTGCAACCGATTTTTACAAGTGGTGGGCAGATAGTACAAGTAACAGGTGTAGAATTAGTCGGAAATCTAGAACCTATTTTTACCAGTGCAGGAGAGATTGAACAAACTCAATTTATAGTTGGAAATCTAGAACCTATTTTCACCAGTGGCGGACAAATAGAAGTCGTCGGAGATGTTGAGTTAGTAGGAAACTTGCAACCGATTTTTACAAGTTCCGGAGAAATAACACAAGCACAAGAAATACAAGGTAATCTAGAACCTATTTTTACAACAGGTGGCAGAATTGTTGTTGATGGTGAACTGGATTTAGATAATGCCTTGCTATTAGGAACATATACACCAGAAGAAAGATTGACTTTAGCTAGTTACACCCCTACAGACAAATTGATACTTGGTACATATACGAGGTAAGAAATGAAATACATGAACGAAGATGACACGAGACCTATTAAAATACAGCTAACAACTACAGACGATTACAGCAGCGCAACTGCTAAATTTAATATAACAGCACCAGACGGAACAATAGAAGAACGCACCGCAACAGTTGAGCAAACAGGGACACCACCAGCAAGCACAACGGTTGATATTTATATTACACCAGATGGAACTTTTGAACTAGGTGAAAACAGGATCAAGATCCCAGTAACTAACGCTGGTGAGGTCATAACATACCCAACGGATACTTGCGAATCTATAGACTTAACAGTTTGTGCAATGCCAGACGTGACCCCATAATGAAAGAATCAATCTTTCAATTCGAGCTTAAAGGCACTTTTCAAGATTTAGGTTGTTGGACGTTGAAAATTCCAGATATGATTAAGACAAAAGAAACTAGATTTATCCCAAAGAAACCAGCGGATTTAATTGTCATATGTGGGCTAGTACCTCTTTTAATCGAATGTAAGCAAATAAAGAAATGGCAGAAAATTAACCCGAACTACTTCGGCAACACTAAAGAAAAGCTTTTAAAAGTACCCTTTACAGAATACCACCAAATAAAAGAGCTAGTAAAGTTTAAAGAGGTCGCAGGTGGTTTAGCTTATTACGCTATTAACATAAGGATAAAAGAAGAGAAAATAAACAAGTGCATATTTATCCATATAGATACTATGCTAAACATCCTTAAAAAAGGCGGTATCTCTAAAGACCAGCTAAAAACGATGGCTTCACACGGGTATCAAGGGAAATTAAGACGATTTAACACAGAAAGATTCAGAAAACACTTTCAATTAGGTGAATTTAAAAAGTGATTTTTTTTATAATAATAACAAATAATACTTGACAAACATAGTAATATATTCTATTGTCTAATTAAATCAAGTGAAGAGGGGACATTATGACAGAACAAAGCTTAATAAATCCGGAGTATTTTGAAGAGACAAAGCCATTTAACAAAGCAGAATACATTGAAGAAATAGCAGAAGAGTATAAACAAAGACAAATAAGAATATTGAACGAATTATCAGAATGTGAAATTTGTGAATTATATAAAGAGGTAATAGAATGAACGACAAGGGAACATCAGCAGATTTTTGTAAAGAAATAGAAGAAATAAAAAGGGAACTTGAACAGGGAGATTTTGTGAAAAAATATAAGGATTTAGTAGACACTATTAACTGTTTATATGAGTTTATAAAAGAAGAAGAGCGATTAAATGATAGCGGAGTGGAAGCATTAGAAAATTTTATCAGTGGTGAGCTGAACATATTAGAAACGTTAAAAAGAAGAATGTGAGGTGACAGAATGAGTTTAAGGAAAATAACAATAATTTTAGACGATGATGAAGCTGACGCACTAGTAGAAGGAAAAGAAGCATCAAAGAACGATGTAAGTTTTTGTGAGTATGAGTATAAGCAAAGCTTAGAATGTGCCGTATTTCATATAATAAGAAATCATATAAAAGGGCTATCGGAATGAACTGCAAACAGTGTGCAAAATATAAATATTGCAAAGCTCACAGATTGATTAACCCTATAGAATGTAGCTATTTTGTGAGGTCAATATGAGCAAGGAATTAAGAGAACTACTACACGACTTAGAGAAGAACAAAATAATAACTAAGGGCTATTCGGACAAGGTTCTAGGCTTACTAGAAAGAGACTTAGCAAGAGCAGAAGAAGTATTACACGCTATAATTTCAGAGACATTTAATAGTGCAGATAACGAGATACTACATTAAAGGAGTGAGAGGATGGGAGATAAAATAGATATAATTACTATTATAGTGATATTAAATCTATATATGACTACATGGAACTTATTAAAAAAGAATGACAAATAAAAGGAGCGAGAGAATGCCCAAATATAATATATTTGATGAAGGAATAAAAGACGCACCTTTAAGATTTAGGATTAAGCACCGGATAATGTGTTTTTTAACTAGAATAAGATTAGATTATTTTGATAAAGAATAAAAGAGGTAAGAGATGAACAGAATTAAGTTAATAGGTAAAACAGTTTTAAGTCTAATAATAGAGATAGTATTTTATGCAATACTTTTAATATTCTTTATATTGTATATCCCAGTATTTATTTTCAGTAGTAAGTATCTAAACAAAGCTTTAGATATAATAAAATTGCCTGGTATTAGGGACGGTGAGTGATGAGCTATAAAATTTGGCAAGAACCGGCAAATATAACGGGGTTTAAGAAATCAAAGACAGGTATTAAATTAAGTGTGGATTTGCTCGACAATATAAGCCCTGAAAGCTGGGCGCATTTATCAACGTTGACAGATCAAGACGGGTGGTTCACTTTTAACGTGCATCAAATTGAGGCAGAAGATATTATTGACTTACCAGAGCTTAAAAAGACTGAGAAGAAAAGCAAAAGTCAACAACTTAGAGAGACATTATTCGGTTTATGGAGTAGGGAAAAAAGCGAAAAAGATTTTAAAGATTATTATGGTGCTATGATTGACAAGCTTATTGAACATTATAGTAAAAAGGGGTATTGAATGATATTAACGAAATACGAACTACTACAAAGAGACAGCTTTATGTGTCAAAATCCAAAGTGTAACAAGATAGGAAATATAGACACTTTGCAAATAGCGCACAGGGTCAAGCAGGGATCTGGAAGCATAAAGACAGTACAGAACTTTATAGAACGAAAATATAATAAGGTGATAACTAAGAAGCAAGCTAAAGACATTATAAATGATGAGCAAAACGTTGTCATTGCTTGCCCTTTATGCAACAGCGGATTTAACATATATTTCAAGACTAAGATCATGGAACAAAAAATAATAGATATTTATGAAAAAGAATACAAATAATACTTGACAAAATATATAATAAAATATAATGTAAGTAAAAAGTAAAGAGGAGTAGAGAATGAAAACATCAGACACTATAATAGAAATATCAAAAGCATTATGTGAAGCAAGCAAAGAGTTAAAAAACGTAGATCAGAATGCAGACAATCCATTTTATAAATCTAAATATGCGGACTTACCTCATATTATAGACACGGTCAAAGAGACTTTATATAAAAACGGTTTATGTGTAATACAAGACGCTTTATTAAGTGAAGAGAAACATATCAATGTTAAGACTTTATTAGCGCACATTTCAGGTGAATGGATAGAAACGACTGTTACCGTACCTTGTACAAATGGCAATAGATACGATGCTCAAACGGTCGGCGGTGCTATTACTTACGGTAGAAGATATGCTTTATCAGCTTTATTAAATATTAGTAGCGAGCCAGACGATGACGGTAACGGATTAGTAGGTAAAGAAAAAGAAAATAATCAAAGAGTAGATATAGAGAAGGTTGTTGCAACATTAAGCAAAATGACCCTAGAAGAAGCTAGAGAGTTTGAAAAAGAAATACTAGGAAAATGCAAAACCCAGAAACAAACTGATTATGCTCAAAGTAAATTTGATTATAGATATAAGCAGTTAGGGGCTAACAAGTGAATAAAAGAAAGCAAATAGAGAATACTGTAAAAGACCTAGTATCTTCACTTTTGTATTATGACCGTAAAGAATGCGACCATTTAAAACCGTACGAAATAGAAGAAGCAATTGCCAGAAAAGAAATATCAATTGATGAGATAGTCTACATTTTTGATAAGGAATTAAGGGACAATGTATGAAAAAGAAAGAGTTAATAATTGCAAACGAAGCATCAGACAGAATAATACACAGACTTAATGGTCGTATATATGGACTAGAGCGAATGGTTAAAGAACTTGTATATATTATAATGGAATGTAGAAACGAATTTCACCAATCATATGATCAACCAATTATGGTGCTTTATTTGGAAGAGGCTATTAAAAAAATGACAGGTAAAACAATAGAAGACTTACTAAATGGAGAAAAAGATGATAATTAGAAGAAGCATACAGTTAGGTGAAGAGATAAAAGAAAAGCTGACAATAGAGCAACACAACGAACGAGAGAAATACTTTAGTGTTTACCTTAAAAATTTACTTATGCACTATGTACATACTGGGAAATTTAGAAGATTAGAAGTTAGAAAAGACGAGATTAAAAGAGGGTTAGCAAGCCCGACCACTATTTTAATTTCAGAGAATGAAGATAACAGATTAAACCAGGCATTAAACGAGATAAACAGATGTAGAAACGACTTTGCTAATATGGTAGCAGTAACAGAGCTTAAAAGTAAAGGGGCTAAAAATGACTAAACCAATATTCGATAATGAAGAAGAGGCAAAACATATAATAGGCATAGTAAGAGGCAATAGCGATCTTGATAAAAGCCAATTACTTGATTTATTCAAATCATATAAGCTGATTAAAAAAACACCATTAGAAGAAGCTAGAGCAAAATACAAGGCAAAATTTAACGGCTGTTTAATTCTAGGAAGTCCAGAAGAACATGTGTATATAGAAGAACTAGAAAAAGAAAACGAGAGGCTTAAGAATGACTAAAAAAGAAGTGTCTGCGATGTACAACAAAAACCCGAAAAAACTATATAGTTATATAAGGAATTTTTACATGATAAGCCAACTACAAGAATTTAATTTAGGCGGGATCAGATATGAAAAAGCAGACAGCAAAGACGCTTTTGACGATATTTTATTTTACTTTGATATGGACGGCCATATATTTATTACTAGTGGCACTACTGAGGCAGGTTTATACTACACTAATAACCCTCTAAATAAAGAAGGTGCTGCAAGACTAGGCAACGGCTTTCATAAAGGAATCTGGGGACGTGGATATCATAAAGGGAAATATGCTGCGTTAGTTCAAAGAGAAGGGGCGCAATGCGTAATTTCTAGAGACACCAATAAGAACCAAAAGAAAGATAAAGAAGAGAATTACAGATTTGTATCAATAGGCTTGAACTTTCACAGGGCATCATTGAGCAAGAAACTATTTAAGATAGGCAAGTACAGTGCAGGGTGTATAGTAGCCAACAGTAAAAAAGATTATGATAGAATTATGGTTAAAGCCTACGATTCAAGCAATGTAAAGTTTAATTTCATGTTATTAGATGGGGATAAAATATGAATTGTAAAGATTGTTTATTAAGAGATACGTTTACAGTTGATTGCAATAAGTGCAAAAAAGATAAATCTCTACACGCTCAAATAGTGAAATGGAACAGCGATTATCAAATATTAAACTCAAGAATTGAAGAGGCAGTATCAGAAGGTGCAGCGTCTAAAAAAGGGATAATGTCGAAAGTAAGAGATGCTATAATTAAACAGTGATTATATTAGCGAAAGCTTTAATATAAAATTTAAGAACGAGGCAATGAATGAGTAAAGTGGAGTTGTAGTTTTGTTGTGTAGTAGAAAGGTCAATTTGAAACAACAAAGATGTTAGTCGTTCATCTTTAAAAATCGACACAGCGGCAAGGTAGCTCAATGGTAGAGGCTTCGCACTATAGAAGACACAAACATTGCGTGTTGTGATCAAGGCGGAGGGGTGCAGGTTCGAATCCTGCCCTTGCCCATCTTAAAATAAGGAGTGAGACAATGAAAAAATTATTATTAAGTTTAGTTTTATTAGTAGGGTGTTATGATGCTGGTATAATTACTGGTATTGATTGGGGTGAAGATTACACAGAAGAGCAATTGATACGATATGAATTAAGTGTTGACGACTCTGTAGATTCTGTTATAGTAGAAGTAGTGATAGTAAAAAGGCAAGAGAGTACTTATTATTATTCAGTAGAAGAGAATAGTAAACTATATGAAATATACATTGATGTCAACCTTGCAAGCAAGCAAGAGATTACTATTACTATAGACGGGTTAACTAGATACAAGGGAACACGCTTAAACCAATTAACAGACATATATGTAGATAATGTGACAGTAACAGAGCTATAAAAGGAGTAAAGAGAAGATGAACAAAGTAAAACAAAGATATTTTAACGTAGAAAAACAAGAGCGAGAATGTAGCAAATGTGGTGAAATCAAACCATTTACAGACTTTAGCCTTGACAAGCCTACAGGATTACCAAGAGCGAAATGCAAAAAATGTCAGGCTATAGATGCTCACGAGTACAATAAAACTTATAAGCTTAAATTTACAAAAGAAGAGTACAACGAAAAGAAGAGAAAAAGATACACTGAAAAGCAATTAAAAGCGTGTCAATCAGACGAAATTAAGGTAGATAAAGAAGCAGCAGAAAAGTATATGCAAAGTAAAAAAAGAGTAGGTTTAATATAATGGTCAAGATAAGCGATTATTACGTAGAAACAGATTGTACAGTATGTGGGATTAAAATAATAGTAGAAAGCGAGAACGCAAATAAAAACAATGTTGACATATGTGATAAGTGTTTTAAGATTAAGTATGGAGTGTCAGACGAGGAGCTACTAAATGCGATCAAAACAATTAGAGAATTATGACCACATAGACAACTATTATAAAGAAATCCCTTACGATTTCTGGATAGCAGAATACTTGTCTTGTAAACATAATCTTAAATGGTTCGGTAGAACTCCTAGACCATTAAAAGACTGGTTTGAACAGCATCATGAAAATATAGCGGACAGGTGGCATATTTAATGAATAACTTATATATAGAGATCCATAGAGAATACCCAGAAGAGAAAAGAGTTGACTACATAATAGGCGATCTAGTAGTTGAGTTCTATCCAGATAAGATAGTTTGTTTTGACTGTGAAACAACTTATGAAGAACTAGAAGCTATTACAATGGTAAAGGAAACATATTATGACAAGTGGTTAAAAGACTTAGATAAAGAATAATACTTGACAATATATATAATATAAAATAAAGTAAGGAGTGTAAGATGAATAACGAAGAATTGGAGAAAAAACAAAAGACTTATTTCGAATATGCTAAATCTTTAGCAGAAACAGAAAAGAAGATAATGCTATTGTTAGACGACCAAAGGCGGATTAAAGAGTGCATGGCTATTTTAGCAAGGGACATATGTGATGAAGAATAACATGAACGATATAGAAAAGAGCCTATTATATGACTTTTGTATAGAGCGGATAGATAAAACAGAGTGTGAAGGGTGTCAATATTTAGCATTTTATGAAGGGAATAGGCATTGTAGTTTATTTCTGGTTTATATGACAGAAAGATGTGACGAATGTATTGGAATATTTGGACTATAAAGAGGTAAAGAGAATGAGATGGACAGTACATAAATATGATAAAGATATAAACATAGGGTTCTGCTTAACCTACCACGCCCACTTGTGGAGTAAAAGCGTTAAACATTTTCATATATTCGTTGATGTTGGCAGATGGTGTATAGAAATAACTATGGGTAAAGAATAATGCTATGCTATAGAGACAGAACCTTCTGCAATGACGTTACTTGTAAAAAGTTCAACACTTGTAAAACTGCTCTTACTACAGAGATAAGCAATGGAGCTATAAGAATAGGACTACCAATAGCTCAATATACAGACAGATTAGAATGTTATAAAGAGGTGCAAAATGAAAGCTTATAAATGTGATTGTTGCGGGGAACTAAAAGAGGGTGAATCTAAATACAGCCTATGCGCACAAGATGAAATTGACACGATGTACGATATATGTGAAGATTGCTTTAAACCAATAGAGTTCACCATAAAGATGATGCAAATGGAAAGGAAATCATAATGACTAAGACACTAACAGACAAAGAAGAAGCCTTTTGCCAAGCTTATGTCAATGACCCAGAGACTAGATGGAACAAGACTCAGTCAGCAGTTAAGGCAGGATATAGCGAACATTCAGCAAGACAGATCGCTCATGATACATTGTCAAAACAGTACGTAAAAGACAGAGTCAACCAATTATGTGTAGAGTCAAGAGATACCAACGGCCAACTAATAAATCAAGTTATAGACGAATACAGGAAGCTTGCCTTTAAAGAAGAGGACGACCAAATCAAGGTAGCAGGCTTAAAAGGTCTTGCTCAATATTTAGGCATGGACAAACAAGTAATAGAACATACTGGAGACATGGCAGTAACTATAAACGTAACAGGAGTTAAGAGTGATTGATAATAAGATATATAAGCCAGTATATAAGCTAATGAAATCATTCGGCTTTCACAGAAGAAAAGCAAAACCATTAGTCAGACGTATAGTAAGAGTACAAAAGGATTTAGCAACATATGAGAACAAGGGCAGTGTGGCAGACCTCGTTAATGCTTTAGAAAATAAATGCTTAATATAGACCTAAAGATACCAGATAAACTGCTACCTCTTTACAACGCTAAAGACAGGTTTATTGATATATACGGCGGTAGGGGATCGGCTAAGAGTTGGACAGTAGCGGACTTCTTATTGATTAAGGGAGTTAAAAACAGAAAACGCATACTCAACACTAGAGAGATACAGAAATCAATTAAAGATTCAGTACATAAGTTATTTTGTGACAGAATAAGGGCTTTAGGTTTAGAGTCTTTCTTTGATATTACAGACAGGGCTATAAAAGGTCAGAACGGGACTGAGTTATTGTTTCATGGACTAAAGCACAACCCTGATATTATTAAGTCAATGGAAGGTATAGATTACGCATGGTGTGAAGAAGCTCAGTCATTGAGTAGAAAGTCATTAGAGATATTAACACCAACCATCAGAAAGCCAAACAGCCAGATAATATTTACATACAACCCTACTAACGACTATGACCCAGTACATAAAGACTACACCCTAGCAGATAGGGACGACTGTTTGAAGATAAATATAAACTACTCAGACAATCCATTCTTTCCAGAAGTACTTAAAAAAGAACTAGAATATGACAAAAAGACAGACCACGACAAGTATCTGCATAAGTGGGAAGGTAAGTGCATTCTACACTCAGAAGCACAAGTCTTTTATGATAAGTGGGAAGTTAAAGAGTTCGATACACCTAAAGATGTAGAACTTAACTACGGTGCTGACTGGGGGTTCGCTAAAGTCCAACTTGTTTAATACGTAGTTTTGTTATTGACAACGAGCTATTTATAGATTTTGATTGTTATGGAATAGGTGTTGACCTAGACGATACACCAGCCTTATTTAGAATAGTACCGGATTCAGACAAGAATCTAATAATAGCAGATAGTGCAAGACCTGAGACAATAAGCCATATGAATAATCAAGGCTTTAATATCAGGGGTGCAAAGAAGGGTGCTGGTTCTATTATAGACGGAATACAAAAGATCAGGGGCTTTTATAGAATATATATACACCCTAGATGTAAAGCAACAATAGACGAATTTAGACATTACTCATGGAAGGAAAACGCAACAACAGGCGAATTGATGAACGTGCCAGAAGATAAGAGCAACCATATTTGTGACGCCCTACGTTATAGTTTGGAAGGGCTACAAGAGTACGCAATAATAGAGAGGTGGTAATGATCGAGTTGTATCATGGCGATTGTTTAGAAATAATGGACGAACTTATAAAAGACGGTGTCAAAGTCGACGCTATTATTACAGATCCACCATATAATATTAAAAAAGCCGAGTGGGATAAGTGGCAAGATAAAATTAAATATGCTGAATGGCTAGTAAATTGTTTTTCAAAAGCAAGGCAATTATTAAAGGATAACGGATCTTTCTATTTTTTCCATAATGATTTTATGCAGATTGTCAATATTCAAAACTTAATAACGGAAAAGACAGATTATGTATTTAAACAATTTATAGTATGGAATAAAAGGTATGAGGCAAGTACAAGAAAATATTATTTTGACAATGTTATTAAATCAAATATTGACAGAAACTACAGATTAATGGCTGAATATATATTATATTACACTTTACAAGACGAAACAGGGTTTTCTAGTGTAATGCAATACTTCAAGGGAGAACGAGAAAAACTCGGATGGACATATGATAAGTGTGACAAATATTTAGGTATAAAGGCTAGCTCGTGTTATTGGGACAAGCCCACAACACACGAGTACAGGATCCCAGAAGAAAAGCATTATAAAAAATTGCAGGGAACAGGGCACTATAAAAGAGCATATGAAAGTGTTAAAAAGGAATACGAAAGTTTGAGATATACATTTAATAATCAAAAAACACATCACTCAATATGGAATTATGAAATAGCCAAAAAACAAGGGCATATAACACCAAAACCAATTGATTTAATGGAAAACATAATTAAACATTCTACTAACGAAAATGATTTAATTCTTGATTGTTTCATGGGATCAGGCACAACAGGCGTATCTTGCAAGAACTTAAACAGAAGTTTTATAGGTATCGAAAAAGAAGAGAAATATTTTAAAATAGCACAAGACAGAATAGGCAAACAGTGAGGACAAAATGATAAACCAGGCAAACAGAATACCAACACAAAGTAAAGTTATATGGGATCAAGACGAGAAGATATCTAAAAACCCAGATATAACAGGTAAATACTTAGACAGAAGATATAGAAACAAAACACCAAACAACTACATACCAACAGCTTATTATAGTACAGTAGTAGACACTATGTCGGGCTATATGTTTTCTAACGTTCAATATATACCTGACAAGCCAGCAGACAAGAAATATGCTGAGGCTCTTAATGAACTATTTAAAGAGAACAACAACGATATAAAGGAAATGAAGACAGGCGTTGCAGCCCTTGCATATAATAAAGGGATTGAGCTAGTCTATACTACAGGGGACGGAATAGGAACACCAGCAATCAAGTACGCTAATATAGACCCTAGACAAGTACTTCTAGTATGGAATCAAAACCAAACAATCCAGATTATGAGTATAATGTTGACGTTATTTATAAAGACGAATGGCAATTTTATTATATGAAAAGTGGTGAGCTATCAGAGAGGAAGCCAATTAGGGAACTATTCTTTGATGAATGCCCTTTTATATTATACAATGCCGAAATGATGAATGATAACAGCCCATACCAAACAATATTACCTTATATAGATGCTCTTGACTACCTAGTAAGTGGTAATAGTAATGAGGTCGAAAGATTGGTTGATGCTATCCTTGTATTAGGTAAGAAGCTTAAGCCAGAAGATAAAAGGGATATGAGCGAGTGGAAGGTTCTAGAGGGTATGGCTAACGAGATACACAAACACAGCCACGTTATTGACTGGTATAGCCCAGATCAAGGGTTGACTGGTGAAGTATCAGCTAAGGCAATGATAACACGCTTATTTGACATGGATATGGACAGCAGAAGAAAAGAAAAGATCTATAAGGAAGGGTCAGAAAAAAGAGTGAGACTTGTTAATACCCTTCTAGAAGCCACAGGACAGCCCACAGGAGCAGTTAAGATAGTATTCAACAGAACTACACCAGACGACTTTGAAGCTAAGGCAGCAGCATTAAATCTAATAGCTTTTATATCAGATAAGACAAAGCTAAAACTAGTAGGACTAGACCCAGAAGAAGAACTTGAATTACTAAAAGAGGAACCAGAAGAAGAGGAGACAGAAGAAGAGGTTGAAGCTTAATGTCTTGGGAAAACTTTCAAAATGACGCCTTTAACCTTACAGACAAAGAAGTCAAAAGACTAGCACGTCAAGTACTAGCTGAATACAGAACAGCTACAAAGACAATAAACGCTCAATTAACTAATGTATACGCCAACATATTAAGCGGTGTTAAGCCAGAGAATTACTATAATGAAATGATAGAACCTATTAAACCAAATCAATAAAGACTACTCGAAGGTGGCAAAAAGGGCTGGTATACTGACTAAAAACAGCATTGCACTAGCCTTTTCTAACACTTACTACCGAAAAGCCTACGCTACAGAGTGGTTAGTACCCAACGCCCGTTTAGGTATATTGCCTAATAAACTAGTAGAATTAACCACATTAGGAACAAAGAAAGCATGGGACGAAATAACAAAGAGCATTATCAAGAAATTTGGTGATAAGCTGAATTATATGCCACAAAAAGGAACATTGACAAGCTTATTGGCTGCTAATAGGAATAAGGAACTAGAAAATCTTAGATCAGCAATAACACAGGGGTTTATTAACCAACAGTCAAAAAATAGCACCATGCAGATAATAAGGCAGATAATAGGGCATGAAGCCTTGAAAGACGGCACACTCACACTTACAGGTGCTAAGTCTAACGCTATGCGAATATTAAGAACAGAGACCAACAGAACCGCTAATATGGGCTCATACGCTCAGACTAAGTACGCTGATGAACACGGTATTGAAATGGAGCGACAAATGCAAGCGGTTCTTGATATAAATACAAGAGCGCAAAGTCAAAGCATGGACGGTCAAAGAAGAGGAGTTGACGAACCTTTTAATTACCCAAAGCCGGGAGTAACTGCAATGACACCGGGTACAACAGGCGTTGCCGCTTATGACATTAACGACCGTGAAACTGTTATTGACATTATAGACGGGGAAGACCCACAGATTAGAAGAGGTAGAAACCCCGAAACAGGCAAGAATGAAGTATTTGAATATAAAGACTATAATCAATGGGCTAAGGATAAAGGTCTAAAACAAGATAAATCTGGAAGGTGGGTATAATGACAATACTATTAACAGACAACGAGATAGCAGAATTGGTTAAAATAGCAGGCAAAGAGAAGACGCCAGACTTTGATCCTTGTAAAGACTGTCCTAACTACAGCCCAGAACGTTTAACTATGTGTCATTGTATATTAGGCAGTAAATTCACATACTAAACATAAATATAGCAAACATATATTAGTAAACATAAATATAGTAAAGTCCTTGACAATCTAAACAGTACTTGTCTAATAAGATAAAAGAGAAGTCTATAAAATTAGATAAAATATAAGGACTTAAAAAATGACAACAGAAGCAAATCAGGAATCAGGTACAACCGTACAGGATCAGGAAACAACAACAACAGAACCAACAATGCAAGAGCTAGTTCAAAAGGAAATAGCAAAATTTCAAGAGCAGTCTAAACAAGAGCAAGAACACTTTAAAAAAGAGATTGCAGGTCTAAACAGAAA